TGCTGCGAGTGCGTGGCGCCGCCGACCGCGGTGTTGTGCCCGGGCGAACGGTAGCCGCTGTTGATCGAGATCGGCTTGTTGCCTGCGGCTTCGCGGATGATCTCGAGAAGCTGCGCCTGCTTGGTGAGGTCATCGATCACCGAGCTCGGAAACCCGGCGCCGTCCTTGGACGCGAACTCGGACAGCCGGAAGTGTGGGGTCAGGTACGCGGTCAGATCCATCAGAACCTCCGGCGTGCATAAAGTGGCGTCGCCATGCCAGACTGCCAGCGGTTCGCCGCGTACATCGCAGGCCCGCTGGTCGGCAGCAGCGGGATCACCTCTGTCGGCTTCCGCAGCGCCGTCTGGATCGCGCTCGAGCCAAGCCCTCCGGCCATCCCGGTCAACTGGTTCTCGACCGACTTCATGCCGCGGACGCCGAGCGCGGTGGCGTACTCGTCGTCCCCGGGACCGGCTAGGCGGTAGTCGGTGATCGCCCCGAACGCTTTCTGCGGGGCGCCGAGCGTGCGAGCGAAGTCGGCGACCGGCTCGTTGTCGCGGCCGTAGGGGATGCCCTTCCAGCCGTCCACTTCCTTCAGCGGGAGCAGAGGCTCGGACGGGTTGATCGCCTTCCAGCCTTCGCCTAGCCCGCCCGTGATCCCGGCCCCAGCGGCACCGGACACGGCTCCGGTGAGGGCCGCGTTGCCCGGGTTGTCCTGCCCGAGCCCGCGAAGCCCGCCGCCGATGGCGCCGCCCAAGACCCGGCTGGTGAGTGTAGCCGCCGGCTGTCCGATGACCGGCGCGAGCGACGCCGACGTGCCCGTGCCCAGACCGCCCGAGACGCCACCAGCCAGAGCCCCATACACCGGACCTCTCCAGTCCCGCGGGTTCTCGATAGCGCCCCTGGCGCCGCCCGAGATCGTGCCTAAGAGCCCCTGCTGCCCGACCTTCTGGAGCGTCGTCTGCGTCGGCGCGAAGGTGCTGGCGATGTTGAAGTCGGCCGGCGCGAACGTGCCCGTCCTTGCGAGCGAAGTGGCCTGCTGGAACTGCGGGAACGACGGCCCGGGGAACCCAGCGGCCTTTAGCGTCGGGCTGATGTCCGACAGCGCGTTCCCGGTCTGCGTGAGCGCCTGCTGCGCCTGCGGCACGCCGGCCTCGCGCAAGGCGTCTGGCACCATGTTGGCGATACTGCGGGTCAGGTCGGCCGTGGACGTGGCCCCAGAGAGCGCCCCAGAGGCCCCAGCAGGCGACATCGCGCCGGCCTCGACCGCTGTCCCGGCCGCGCCGTAAGTGCCTGCAGGAGCCTGTGCGGCGGCCTGCTGAACCGCCTGCGAGCCGGCCTCCTTGATGGCCTCCCCGGTGGCCTGCTTCAACGCCTCCTCGCCGCCCTGTTTCACGGCCTCCTTGCCGGCCTCGACCGGCACGGCGGCGGCATTGGACCCGGCCGAGCTCGCGGCGCTCGCGGTCCCGCTGCCAATGCTCCCGATCACGCTCCCGAGCCCGGCGGTCAGCCCGCCGGTCCCGAAGCCGATGCCCATGTCGCGGAAGAACTTGCCCGCGTCGAAGTCGCCCTCGACGCCCATCTTGATGCCCGAGGCGGTCGCTGAGAGCCCGGCGCCGACGAGCGCCCCGATCAGGATCGTCGTCCAGCCGACCGCTCCGGTAAGCGCGACCGCAAGCTCGAGCAGCCACGGATGGCCTGACAGAAGCGAGTGCGGAATCAAGTACATCTTAGAAGACTTTCCGCACGGCGATCCCCATCACGTCGAACCCGGCTTTCACGACCGACTCCATTGCCGCGTCGTTTCCGAGCGCGACGATGCCGGAGACGCTCTTGCGCCCCGCCTCCACACACCGCCTCTCCGCCAACTCCCGCATCGCCGCGCCCAGACCGTCCCTGCGGTGAGCCCGAGACACCCAAGTGCCCAGCCCCTCGACGCTCCCCGCAGCCGAAACTCCCTCGAACCAGACCCAGATCACGAACCCGCAGATCCCGTCCCCGTCCCGGGCAATCACCACCGCCTGCTGGTTCTCGATGCCGAAACAGGCGCCTCGCAGGATCGCCAGGCTTGAGTCCGGCGTGCCGTACCGCTCGGCGAGCTCCTGCGACGCGGCCACGACGGCCTGCGCCAACTCCGGCACGTCGGACGTATTTGCGAACTCGACTGTCACCGTCAGTAGGCGTAGGGGTTCACGGCGTCGTTGTTGCCGTTGCCGCCAAACATCCCGCTCAGGACGTTGCTCCCGACCTGTATGCCGGCGTTCGTGAGCGGGTTGACCCGGTAGTTCGCCGGGACTGGCGAGGTGTTGATTCCCGTCGTGACCTGCAACCCGGTCTTGAACGGCATGAGCAACTGCTCCGCGATCTGATTCCGGTACTGCTGCTCGTAGTCCTGATACGACCGGCCCATCGACAGCGCCTGATTCAAGCGGTCGGTGTAGTTGGCCTGGTTCGCCTGCCACATCTTCATCTGCATGTCCTGCCCGGTCGAGTTCGCCTGCAACTGCGACATGGCGCGCTGCCGCTGCGACTCCTCGGCTTGGAACAATGCGTTGTTCTGAAGTTGTGCAAGCAAGTTCCCGCGGTCGTTGTTTGCTTGCAGCCCTTGTCCGAGCAGATTGGCCGAAGCGTTGAACAGCGTGTTGCCCAACTGCTGGCGCATCTGCTGGTTGTTCTGGATACCTGCTTGAATGATCCCGGTTGTCCGGTCGTACTGCTGACCGAGCATCTGGTTGCGCGCCTGCCACGCCTGCTGTTGCATCGCGCCAACGTTGTTTGCCGTGGCGCCGTACTGCGCTTGAAGCAGGTTGCCCTTGTCGTTCTGGGCTCCCATGAACGCCTGCCCTTGTAGCCCGGCCGCGGTCTGATACATGAGATCGTTCGACGCCTCGCGGGCACCAAACGCCTGCTTCATGATGTCGCCCGCGCTTCCGGCTCCGAGCTGCATGGCAAGGTTCCGCGCCTGCTCCCGCTGGTTATAGGCGTTCTGGTACATGCTCGCCTGCGTGTTCAGCACGTCGGAAGCGTTCTGGGCGCCGACGCTGGTGCGCTGGCCGATGGCCTGCGCTTGCCGGCCGAGGTTCGACTCGGTCAAGTTCGCAAGCGTGGACTGCTTGTCCTGATTTGCCTTCTCGAGGATCGAGGACACCAGGTTGCCCATCGCGGCCTGCCCGGCCCCAGACTCGCCGTAGCCCGCCGCCGCCATTGCAGCCGCGACCTCTGGCGTCTGCGTTGCCAGCGACCGACGCGACTCCGCGTCGATATTCCGCATGAGCGCGTCGGCGTACTGGTTGTTCTGGCCGACCACGTCCGCGACGCCGCGCTGCGCGAGCGCGTTCGGGTCGTACCCCATCTGGTCGCGCTGCTGGGCGATGCGGAACCCGGCGTCGTTGCCCTTCTGCCACGCCCCCGTGGCCTGATCAAGGCGGGAGTCCAGATACGGGTTGACCGCCTGACCCATCTGGCTCATGGCGTTGTTGAAGTTGTTGTTTGTCTCGCCCTGACGCCATGTCGCCAGCGGCAGGATTGAGTTGCCCATCGCGCTGGATGCTTTGGTCGGATCCTGAGCCAACGCGCGCGAGTAGTCGTTGAGGCCGCTCAACGCCTTCATGGCTTCGCCGGGTGCTTGCTGCACTACGGCGTTGGCATCGCTGACGCCTTGCACGTTGATCGGCACGATGGCGTCGGACCAAGACGACGGATCCCTGTAGGGATTCGTGTCCAGCATCATGTTCTGGGCGTACTTGCCGTAGTCCTGTAGCGAATCGGCCCACTTTTTCGGGTCGTTGTACCCGGCAAACGCGCCACCGTCCTTGATGATACCAAGGTTGCCGAGCGCAGTATTGTAAGTGCCGCTGTTGGCGCCCCCAATGTAATCGCCATTTGCGTCAAACCCGCCCATGCCACGGTTCATCCACCGCGTGGCCGTAGGGTTGGAGCCCGGCCCTTGCACGTCCAAACCGAAGAACCGGTTGTAATCGGCATTTGCCATGCCAAACCGCTGAGACATCGCGGCTCGCCCCAGAATTTCTTCGGGGCTCTGCGCGGCTTGGAAACCTCGGTTGAAGCCGAGGTTCTGATACATGTTGTAATACTGGTTGGTGAGGTAGCCAGACGGGTCCGCTCCCGTGGGCGCTCCGGCGGGAGCGCCAGGCGCACCGCCAGTAAAAGGCGTGATCCCACCGCCCGGACTAGGCGCCCCCGGTGCCGTGCCATTCAAAATCCACGACGGGATGTTCACCCCCCCCACCGGTGGAGGCGTTCTCCCGTAGTCGTTCATCGGGTTGAACGGATTAGGCACTCCATACGCATACGGGTTCATCATCCCGTAGAGGTTGTACGCCCACGGGGTAATAACGTTCTGCGCGAGATTGGACTCCGGCATTGATCAGCCTACTTTCCGCAATGCGGGCAGACGCCCTGCTGGTCTCCCATGTAAGCGCCACCCTGCTGCTGGTTCCAAGCCTTGTAGTCGTGTCGGCGCTGCTGGTATCGGTCCGCAGCGCCCATGTCACCGGCCTGATTCGCTGCGCGAATCCGATCTTGGTAGAACTGGTTCACGCCACCGGCCTGCGCGAAGCGGTTTCGGAGCTCGCCCTGCGCGTTGTAGTACGGGTTCCCGTTGGCGAACTGGCGCATGCCGCCGCCCATCGTCGGCACACCCATGCCGCCCGGCTGCGACACCTGTTCGGGCATCGTCTGCATCGGCTGGCCGAACATGCCCGGGTTCTGCTGTCGGAAGTCCTTGGCCTGCCGCAACCCCTGCTGCGCCTGATTGAACGCATCCATGTTGCCCGCAGCGTTAGCGTCCCGCATCTGCTGCCGGAAGAAGCGGTTCACACCGCCGGCCTCCTGATAGCGTCCGCGGAGGTCGCCGCCTGCATTGAAGTACGGGTTGTCGTTCTGGAAGTCTCTCATTGCGGCACCTCGTTACTGGTAGCTGGGCTGCATGTTGCGGTAGCGCATGCGGAGGTTGCCCTTGGCGTTGTAGAAGGGGTTCCCGTTGTTGAAGGTGCGGAACGGGTTCTGCATGTCCGGGTTGTCCACCCGGCCGCCGTCGGGCGACGGGTTGAAGCCGCCGCCGAAGTACGGGCGGCCATAGGCCGCGTCGTTGTCGGGCGCGACGTTCCAGCCGCCGCCGAACTGCCCGCGCAGGTAATCCATTCCGCCCGGCTGAACCATGTTGCCGCTATTGCCAAAACCAAACTCCCTTGCGCGATCAGCACGCATGCGAAGGGCATCGGCGTACACATTCGAGCCCGGGAGCGATCCCATGAACTGATTCGGTCGCGGCGGTACGGGCATGGTAGTATCCATCAGCATCTGGTGACCCTGCCCGAGCTGGCCGTAGTTCGGGTTCTGCTGCGGCATGCCACCGGGCGCGTAGCCCATCTGGTTGCCCATGCCGTGCTCCACGCCACCGCCCATCATGTTGCCGAAGTGCTGGCCGACCGCGTTCTGGAACTGCGGGTTGCCGCCGTAGCCGCCGCCAAATCCACCCATTCCACCAAATCCACCGATTCCGTACATCGCTCTCTCCTTAATAGCCGTAGCCGCCGTAGAAGTTCATGGCTGCTGGCGGACTTGCCCCATACGGGTGTGCCTGAGGCGCCATGCCCTTCTGCTGTTGTTGGCCCTGCGGCCAGTAACCGTAGTTGTTCTGCGTGCCGAAGAGCGCCTGCCCGTTCTGCCCGCCCATGTTGTACGAGGTGCCGCTGTCGTTGCCGCCCATGCCGCTCACCATCTCGCGGGCAATAGCGTTCTGGAACGGCATGCGAAGGTTTCCCTTTCGGTTGTAGTAAGGGTTGCCGTTCGCAAACCGCGCGTCCCCCATGTTGGCGACGGCTGGGTTGTTGGCTGGAGCGCCCTGCGCCGGAGCGCCAATGTTCTTGGGCGCTGGCATCGGCCCAGGCTTCGGCGCGGGAGCCGGAGGCTGCTGCCCGCCGCCCTGCCGCTGGGCCAGCATCTGCTGGTACTTGGCGTATTGCGCCCGCTGGTACGGAGTGCCGTGGGGGTCGAAGTTGTTGTGGAACCGCTCCATCTGCTGGAACTCGGCCTCCTTGGCGTAGGCAGGGTTGCCAGCAATGTTGTTCGGGTCGAACTGCTTGTTGAAGGCGTTCATCTTGGCTTCGGCCGCCGCACGCTGCTCGGGCGTGAACGACTGCTCGATCTGGGATTGCCTGCTCGGATCCCACATCATGCGCTCGGTGCCGTTCATGCCCTTGACGGTCTTCATGCGCTTCTGCATGTCCTGACCGGCCCAGTCCCCGGCATCGAACATCGCGCCTCGAGCAAACAGCGGGTTCGTTCTCGTCTGCTCGGCCAGATACTGTTGCTCGGCCATTGTCCGCTGGGGGCCGCTGCTGTAACCGTCAGGGTTGTAATTTCCGTAGCGGTCGAAATACTCGGTGCCCTTGCGCCCGCCCGCTTCCCATTCCTGGCGCCGTCCCGCCTCTTGGTCCTCCCACGACATCTGCGGAGCAGGAGGCACCACCTCGGGTTCGGGACCCGGCGGGATCTGGCTAGGCGCACCCGGTGCAGGCCCACCCGGCTGCGGGCCAGCCTGCGAAGGCTGCGAATCGGTGACCGTGTTGCCCTTGTTGTCGACGTACCGCCACCCGCGAGACCCAAGTACGGACGGGTCGGAAATCGATGGTTCATCGACGTTTGACCCAAGCGACTTAACGCGCGGTCCCTTGTATCCGGGCGGGTAATACCAGAGCTGCTGGTTCTTGGATCCCCACCCGGGCACGCGCTCGTCGAAATGAATCAGCTTTGCGCCAGCAGCCAAAGCCGCGTCGCGCTCGCTCCGGTGATTCGCGCTCCGCTGATGGACCATGTCGCTGTAAGCGTCCATGCGGCGCCTGCTCTCGGGCGTGTCGTCGGGCTCCGGCGCGTTCATCCACGGCGGGCGCTCGCCGGGGTACGACGGCCGCCAGTTAGGGTCCGGTAGCCGGTCGGCCGTGTACCGCGGGTACATCAGCCGCTCCATCGAGGCGTCGCCGTCGATGAACGGGTTACCGCCTTGGTACTCGCCGTTGGGATACCAGGCGTAGTACGGCTCGCCGTCGACGTTGTACTCGATCTTGTAGCCGCCGGTCGGGTCCACCCAGCCCGGGAACTGCGGGCCGCTCGGGCTGTATGGCCCCATCGGGTAACGGTCGGAATTGTTTTGATATTCCGTACCTGGAGCAGGCCGACGGCTGCTGTCGAAGTAGGTGTAAGTCGGGTCTCTATCCGGTGCCGGCATAAGGTCTCCCCTAGATTGCCCAGCCGTCGAACGTGAGGTTCGGAGCGGCCCCTGTCGTATTGCGGTTGCAAAGCAGACTGCACGTTTGGTCGGTCCAGTTCGCTTTCTCGGTCGGAGTCGTGTAGACGTTCGCCGCGTTCGTCGCGTCGGCGTCGTTCCACGTCGTGACGATCATCACCGGCACGCGGCCCAAGCCGTGCGTGAAGGTCTTGGCCGTGTTGGCGGCCACGTCGAACGTGCCCGTGAAGTAGACGCCGGCATTTTCGCCGACCTCAAGCCCGCCGTTGAGGGCCGCCTGCAACGGCTGGTAGAGCAGCAGTAGGTACTGGTAGAGCTCGGCGACGGCGCGAGGCCCGAGGTTGTCGAGCAGCGACTTGAACGTCGGCGGGCTGATGCTCTCGGGCACCCTCACGGCCGCTTCTCCCGTCGCGTGGACTCGCGCTCCTCGAAATAGACCGATATTTGTGACAACCGGAACGGCTGGGTGCTGGTGCCCGTGCCCGTGTTTCTGATGCGGAACTTGAACATGTTGCCTTGGCACCTGACCTTCGGCACGACCAGTACGCGAGGCGTCATGCGCTTGCCGTCCGCATACGCCGTCACGTTCATGTCGGCGCTGGGAACCGTGACCAGTTGCTGCACGACGTAGTTCCCGAGGTCGTAGTCGGCGTGGATCTCCAGCGTCAGGTTCAGGTCGCCACCGGGGTCGTCGGAATAGGTGTCGTTCGTGTAATAGTTGAACGCCGTCGTTCGAAGGTCGAGCTCAAGCTTGATGATTTCTTTCTCGGTCTCCGAATTGAAATTGTGCCATTTCGTCTCAACGTAGGCTGGGACCGCTGCCGCGGTGCCGGAGTACGGGCTGGTCGTGTTCCGGTCTTTGCACAACAGCGTCTGGGTGAGCGCCAGGAGCGTCCCGCCCTGCGCCTTGTTCCGCATGGCAACGACGATCTCCTGCCCGGTGCCCGAGTCCCTAAACGTGCCGCCGGAGAAGATTGAGTAGTACCGCGAAACCGTCATCTCTTGGGTCTCAAGCCCGTAGATCAGGTATCGCTCGGCGTTGGTGCCGCTCTCCCATGAGTCGAACGACGTGCCCGGCAGCGAGAACCAGAGCTCTTGGCGAGCGGCATGGTAGATCGTGTGCAGGTTGCCCGGGTAGTTCTGGCCGGGCGCCCACTCGGCCGTGTTCCGAAGCTGCGTCGCGACGCGCTTGAGCGTGGCATTGAGCGGGGCACACGACGCCCCGTCGAAGGTCATCGGCCCGTACTCGGACGTGAAGATATGCTGCCCGCGAACGCTCACCAGCGTCTTCTGCGAGATGCACCCGATCCCTTGGTCGTTGTAGGAGATCGAGTACGGCCCCGGGGGAAAGGCCGCGGAGCCGGTCGGGCGCAGGGCTACTTGCGAACGCGAGCGGTGAACGATCAGCGCGTCGCCGAGAGGCGCCAGCGCCGTGATCGGGTCCATGCCCTCGGTCAGCTTGAGGTTGTTGTGCGTTGCCGGAGGCGACCCGCCGGCCGTCCCGGTGTGCCAGTACATCAGGTTGCCGGGCTGCGAGTACCAGACCGTCCGGTCGTCATTGACGCCGTTCTCGTCGGCCCGCGAGATCACCAGCCGGTCGCGGTGCGTGACGACGTAGTGCGGGCGGTTGTCCGCGGAGAAGGCGACGGCCGACGAGGTGCTGGACTGCGTCTGCCGCATGAACTGGCCGTAGAGGTTCTCGGTCGCGTCCAGCCGGATAAGGAGCGGCCCAGGCTGGCCCCGCGAGCCCTTCACCCCGGGACACCAGACGAGGTAGATCCCGCCGGCCGCGAGCGCCGGGCTCTTGTCGAGGTACAGCGGGCCGGCAGCAGCGCCTGCCCCGCCCCACACGTCGCCGACGCTATAAGCGACTCGCTGCCGGAAGATCGCCCAGCCGGTCTTCCAGATTTGATCCTGCGACGGGTTCGCGTCGGGGCCGGTGAAGCCCGAGCCTGAGTAGGCTGCGTTGGTCGTGCCGGCGTAGGCCGAGGCCAGAGTGAACGTGCCCACGGCGGTCTTCTTCGCGAAGTAGACCGTCTGCACGCCGTCCGCGTCGAGCCCGTACAGCATGTCCACCCAGTCGGGATTCCCAGTAGTGGTGGTGTAAGTCGCCGTGGTGCTGCCGTTCGTGTAGGAGACCGTCCCGGTCCACGCGGTCGAGTACGGGATCGTGTACTTATAGGTCGGAGCCGTAGTCACGCCGCCCGAGACGGTGCTGTTCGCGTCCACCTCGATGACCGCGTTGGACCCGATCAGGAAGTGCCGCCGCACGTCGGTGTTGCCGTAGGTCAGGTCAACCGAGACGAGGTAGGACGCCGGGTACGGGATCGTGTTCCCGCGCAAGAACTTCTCGCCTTCCCGGGTCCACCACTCGGCGTCTACCAGTCGCACGTTGTCGCCCCCGCGCATCGGGTTCCCCTCAATGGCGCGGTCGTCCATGTAGGACAAGTCCAGCCCGCGGCCGGGCAGCAGGCGTGCGACCGACCAGGGCATCAGTAGGTCTCCGATACCCAGCCGGCTAGGACGTAGATGGACTCACCTGCCCATGTCAGCGAGTTGATGCTGTCGCTCGCCCATGTGGTGAGGGCATACGGTGCGGGCACCTAGAACCTCTCGACCACCGGGAGCTCGACGGGCGTGAGGATGGCTTCGGACTGCTTGACCCAATTCGCGGACCAGCCGCATTTTGGGCAGTAGTTTCGTACCATGAAGGCGCGGGTGTCCTCGTCCTGCTTCATCTCGGTGGCGCGGACATGCTCGCACGCGGGCGCGACCTCGATGATGGGCGTCTCGGGCTCAATCGTCTTTTTCGGCATGATCAGATCCACGAATAGGGCCGGTCGGCCTTTTGAGTGATGTTGCGCGGGATCTTGTTGACGCCCGCTTTCGCCCCGGGGACGAACGTCATCTGGAACGGCAGCATCCGGTCGTTGTCGTTGCGGATGGCCTGCCCCATGTAGGTGTCTGCGAGCGTCTTCCAGAGTTGCGCTTTCTGGTCGTCGCCGTAGTGCAGCCAGCCTCGAGCGGTCACCAGCGCCTCGATCAGACGCGAGTAGTTGTCGGTGAAGTCGTTCGTGTCGCTGTCGCCAGACAGAGCCACGGGGAACTTCCACCCGATCATCTCAATCAAGTACGCTTTGTCGGGCGACGGGAACAGCATGAAGCCGGCCCCGCGTTTTGACCAGAAGGCAGGGCGGCCGCCGTTGACTCGCGACTCGTCGTATAGCCCCTCGGTCAACGTGACCTCGGTGAGCTTGTCCCACTCGTCGGTAGCGGCGTCGCGAATCCCGATCTGGGCCGTCATCTTCCAGACGGTCGGGTCGGGGTACTGAATCCAGTTCTGGCCGACGACGAGCGTGGCCGTCTTCCGGTCGAACATGCTCGACCAGAAGTGCGCCGCGCAGATGTCCTCGCGCAGCGCCTGGTTGATCCAGCGCGTTACGTTAGCGGTTTCGGCGCTCGGCGCGTTCGTGCGACTCAGGTTGTCCAGAACCTGAGTCCTGATCTCTGATAGGGTTGCCAAGGTATCCCTTCTCCAGAGCGCGCCTGACGGGGGGGGCCGTCACCGTCCCTCCCCCGTCCGATGCGTGCCGCCTCTCGGCGCCACGGTTCAACTTCTGAATGATGAGGAGCTCGATGCTCGCCATCAGTAGTGCTGGCCGGGCTCCGACCGGGTTCCAGTCGGGTACGGCTGCGGGCGAGAAATCGGAGTGGACTTGGTGTCCATCTCCGGCTCCCTGACCGAGCGCGAACGCCCATCGCTGCACACCTTCTGGGCGTGTGCACATTCGTCCGAGTACGAAGGAGGGTAGTATTCCCCCTCCTCCGTCCCGGGACGCTCGCGCTCGCGACTGACTTCGCGGTCGCGGAACCGCTTCATTACGCGGTCACCACATACACGCGGCCGACCGCGTTGGTGTTCGGCTTGCCAGCGCCGGCCGTGGACTGCACCGAGTCGGCGTTGAAGCGGACGTAGTAGCCGTTATGCCCGAGGGTCGCGAGCGCCGCGGCGCCCGTGTCCTTGGTGTCGATCTCGACGATGAACGCCTCGCCCGGGTTGAACACGTTGTTCTGCGTGAACCGGATGACGTACACATTGCCGGTGATCGGCGTCGGGTTGGAAAGCGGGATGGTGAGCGTCGCAGGCGTCATTGCCACGTCGCCCGTGCCACCCGGCGCCAGCGCCTGCGCCCCGTTGGGCCGGCGCCAGAACTTGAAGATCGGCGCCACGGTCGTCGGGACGACGCCCAGACAGGCGTAGAACTCGCTGATGACAAGATCGCCAGAGACCGCCACGACCGAGTAGATGCAATTCCCCTCGGTCGCCCCGGTGCCGATGGTCGCGAGCCCGTAGGTCGGGTTGGTCGCGTGCCCAGCGGCCGAGCCGACGCCAGCGTTGGTCCGGTGCGCGTCACCGATGCTGTTCTGAAGTCCGTAAGCCTCTGCCACGGTGTGTTCTCCTTTTTCCTAGAATCAGGCCGAGGTGACGTGGACGATGGTCGCCATCGGCTCGCTGCCGGAGACGATGCCGCTACCGGGCCAGATCGGCGTGAAGCCGAGCAGCGCGTACCAGGCCATCGCCTTCTCGCGGCCGAAATCGCCGGGGATCGAACGACGGATCTCGTCGTTGACCACCGTGATCTCCATGACCGTCTCGGCGCCGAAGATGAACATCTCGCCCTTGTAGCCAGACGTTCCGAGCGTCCCGAGGATGTTGGTTTCCTCGACCAGCCGGGTCGAGTAGATGCGACCGACCTCGCCGTTCCAGAAACGGTCGGGGTCGCCGAACTTTACGACCTCCTCGAAATCGGGGTCGTCCTTGATCGCACGGGCGCCATCGACGCCCGAGATCGCGACGTAGTCCTTGCCGTCGTAGGTCGCGACCGGCACCGCCGTGTACGACCCGAACACGCCCTTCTTGAGCGCGTCGACGACGTTCTTGAGATCCCACAGCGCGAAGTCGCGAGTGGCGGTCGTCGTCGCGACGTACTCGGTCCCGGCCGCGTTTAGCGTGGTCGAGATTTCCCACGTTGCAGTCGGAGCGCCGACCGTGCCGGTGGGGATGTACTTCACGCGGCTCTTCGCGAACTCGGCCTTCACCACGCGGTCGATGGTCTTCGTGTTGTCGTTGACCAGCGCGTTCTGGATCGGATCGTTCGTGTCGAACTGCGAGAGCGTCTCGAACTTGCTCGTCCACGGGATCGCGTTGCCGTACTCGTAGGCGACGCATTGCCCGCGGTTGATCGTGATCTGGGTCTTCGGGATCGGAACGCCTTCGGTCAGCTTCCCGCCGGCCGTCTGGACGTTCATCACCTTGTTGAAATCGAGGACATCGCCCATCGACTTCCCGAAGGACTCCTTGGTCTCGGTGAACTGCCGGAACCGCGTGCGCGGCTGACCGACCGTTCGGAGGTTCATCGAGAGCTTCGGGTTAGCGAAGTACCCTCCCGATGCGGACAGATACCAAACCTGCCCTGTCGGCATATTACATCGTCAACCTCGGAGCGCGATGCAGAGTCATCTCAACGGTGATCCCCATCACCGACCGCCACGTCGCCTGTAGTCGTCGTGGTTTGCAGGATTGCGGCGAGCCGCTTTCCACGCCTTCGTGCCTTCGGACAGCATGATGTTGAGCGAGGTCTCGTCCATCGGGACGCCTTCCTCGTTCACCGCCGGTCCGTTCGACGCCGGCCTGCCGCCGGCAGCCGATGCGTCGTAGTTCGGCGCAGCCCCGCGGCTGCGAGCGACCCAGTCGTCGCGCTGCGAGAGGTGCTGCCGGATGTTGTTCGCGGCCTGCACCAGCTTCTGCTCGACGGTCCAGCCGTCAGGCATCTGCTGCATCTGGCCGGCGATCCAGTCCTGGTACGGCCGGATGTCTGCGTTCTCGGCTGCGCCGAAGAAGCTTGTGTAGAGCTGCGTCGCGTACTGCTTGGCCTCGAGGTCCGCGATCTTGGCCTCGTTTTCGGCTCGAGCCTGCTGAAGCGCGGTCTGGGTCGCGATGTTGATCAGCTTGCCGCTGAACCCGACCGGGTCGTTCACGAACTCGTTGATCGCGGCTTCGTTGGCCTTGGCATAGTCGGTCGGCGCCACGGGCGCCGGCTTGGGCGCCGTAGCGGCCGAGGCGATTTTCGGCAGCGTGGACTTGATCTCGGACAACGTCTGTCCGACTGCCTGATTGAACTGCGCCTGCTGCTGAACGAACTGCGCGATGGCCGGGTCTACCGTCTGCTCTGCCATGCCTTACCTTCCTACGGCCCGAAGAACGGCCGTGCGCTGGGTTTCCAGCGCGACATGCCCGCGAGTGTGGACCTCGCGGAGCCAAGCAAGGCAGGCGTCCAGTTCTTGGACCTTGGCGAAGTGCAGCCTCCGGTCCTCTCCTGGGCCGGCGGTAATGCCAGCCTCCTTCGACGCCGCTGCCGCCTGCCGAAGCAGGGCGCCGATGGTGTCCTCCCACCCGGGAGGCGTGAGAACCTGCGCGAGCAGGATCTCCTTGTCCTCGTTGGCGTTGAACCGGGCGAGCGCCGAGTTCTTCGCCACCGACTTGATCTCTGAGTCTCCGATCAGCTTCTTGATGGCGCGGAGGGCTTGAATACGGCGGCAAATCCCGTCGTAGTCATGCTCGGCCGCCCGGTGAAGCTGCGAGGACAGGTTCTCCTCGGTGCGGTCGATGTATTGCGACATGCCCTCCCGCCAGTCGGCGGGCAGCACTCGAGCCGAGGCCCGGGCCGCGTCTTCAGCCGCGAGGAAATCCTGTAGCGTAGCCGCTTTCGGCATCGGTTGGCCGTGTGGACAAGTTCACGTCGCCCCGCAAGGGGGTCTACTGCTGGGACGACTTGATGACGTGGTAGTGCGAGGTCGGCGTCGGGCTCGGCGTCGGGCCGGGCTCAAGGCAGCCAGCGCACAAGAGGGCCAGAAGGATCAGTCGCATAATCGTCCTCAGTCGGCTGAGTCCAGCCGGTTACGCAGGAGGCGCAGCATGCCGTTTACCTGCCGGGTAAGCGCCCCGACCTGCGCCAATGCTTGCGCCGTCGTCGGCGGGTTCAGCGCCAGGTAGGCCAAGTTCGCGTCGATGGCGGCGTCGAGCTTGCGCTGGATGACCGTGGCCGTCTGGACTGGCGGCGGGCTGAAGGTCGTGCCGTCGTAGGTGTAGTCGGAAGCAACCGGCGAGTCGGCCGGCACCTCGACGACCGAGCCCCCGTCGGGCGGGATGACGCTGCTCGCGTCTGGCGCCTCGACGACGCTCATCACCTTGCCCCCCGGCTTCACGATGGCGAAGCGGGCGGCCTCGGCGGCCGAAGCGGACAGCAAGACTAGTGCTAGTACGAAACCACGAGGCATCCGCCTGCGCCCCCCTTGCCGCCTGCGCCGGAGGTACCAACGCCGCCACTGATGGTGCCCCCGCCTCCTCCTCCGCCGCCGCCGGGAGCTCCACCGGCACCACCCGTGCCGCCGTTGTTGGCGCTAGCGGTGCTGCCAGCGCCACCGCCGCCCCCGCCGGCTAGGCGCTTGCCGGTCGAATAACCGGTGCCAGCCGAGCCGTTCGCGCTGCCGGTAGCACCGCCGCCGCCGCCGGCTCCACCGTTGAGGCAACCGGTGCCACCGTCACCGCCATTGAGCGTGCCAGTCGCCCGACCGCCGCCGCCGCCGCCGCCAGAACCGGGAGAAAATCCGTTCCAAATGGTAAGGCCGGGAACCATTCCACCGCATACCGACGTGGATCCGGCACTGACGCTTCCTATCCCACCATCACGGCCTAGCCACGGATATCCGGTGCTATTAGCGGTGCCAGCACCACCCGATGCGGAAGTTCCTCCACCGCCGGCATTACCGCCATTGGCCGTAAGCCACGACCCAAACGATGCCGCGCTGCCGCTGTTGCCAGTATTTCCATCGGCGATACCGGCCTGTGCAGCGCCACCCGTGCCGCCGTCTGGGATGGTGACGGTTTCGGTCGCGCCTAGTTCAGACGCACGAAACCATGCCTCGCTGACGTTGCCCGAGGCACCGCCGCCACCACCGCTGCTAGAAGTGCTCGAACCGCGACGCCCAGAACCGCCACCACCGCCAGAACCGACGCACCAGACGTAGACCATGTTGGCGCCAGACGGCTTTGTCCATGTGTACGTCCCGTTCGTCGTCCATGCTTGCAGGTCCAACGGGTTGCCACCCGCAGGCGTTGCCCACGTCCCGTTGCCGCTCCAGAACGTCGTCGAGCTCGCGCCGGTGCCGCTGTTCAGGTTTGCCACCGGCAGGTTGCCAGTGACGCCCGAGGCAAGGCTCACTTGCCCGCAGGTCAGGGCGCCCGACGCGGCGATAGCCGTGGCGTAGCGGTTGGCAGCGCAATCGGCCGGGTCTGCTGCCAAGGCCGTCGCCGTGCCGGCGTTGCCGGTGATGCCAATCGACAGGTTTGAGGTGCTGCACTCGGCCGCACCCGACGCATCGACGCCCAAGGCGTACTGACCAGCGGTGCAGTTGGCGCCGTTGGCTGCCAAGGCGGTAGCGGTCCCGGCATTGCCGGTCACGCCGATGGACAGGTTGGCGGTGCTGCACTCGGCAGCCCCGCTTGCGTCCACCCCGAGGGCATACTGCCCGGCCGTGCAGTTCGACCCGTTGGCCGCCAGAGCCGTCGCAGCCGCAGCCAGCGTCGCCGTCGCGGCATTGCCGGTCACGTTGCTAGGCTGCGTGCAGGTGAGCGTGCCGGTGGCGTCGATGCCCGTTGCCACGTTGGGCAGCGTGCAGGAATTCGGCGTGATGCTGGCCGAGCCGCCGCCACCGCCGGAGTAGCCAGACAGCATCGCCGGCCAGGCGATGTCGGCCAGCACGATCAGCATGGCTAGGGCCATGCAAACGACGCCGATCACCGCGGCCCAAAACTGGTCGGGGCTTATCTTTCGGCGATACATCGCACCGTACTGCTGCCGACCGACGTGATGCAGGAAAGCTGGAGGCTCTTGGAGCTTGCCCCGAAGGTGAATGCCGAGCCAGCGGCCAACGACACGGGGGCGCTAGCGGCCACGCAGGTGCATGACGGGCTGGTATTGGCGCAGACGTAGACCTTGTTTGAGCCGTCGTTGAGGCAAGTCACGGCCCGGTAATCGCCTGCGCCTGCGCTCGCGGTCGGGCAATTCAGCAGGTTCGTGGACGACGTGCCGCAGGACACGACGACGCCTTCCACCGAGGCGCCCTGCTGGATTCGCGTGAATGTCGGGTTCGTCGCCCCCTGCCCATGTGCGCGGGCCGGCAGGACCAGCGCGAGCGCGAGGGCGGCGAACCGGACGCGGCTACTTCTGGACGATGTAGTTGATCTTCGCATCGGATGCCGCCGACCGAAGGCAGGAGACCGACACGCTCTTTACGCTACGGTCGAATGTGATGTTCTGGCCCGCAGCGCCGAGAAACCCGCTTGCCGTCGCCGCGGTACACGGCGCAGGCGTGGCCGGGCTCGAGACGCCGGTCTGCACGCAGATGTAGACGCCATTGGCGTCTGCTGCCGAAATGACGATGCCGCGAGCGTCGCCGTTGCCGGTGTAGACCGAGGTCGAGGTCGAGGCGCAGGTGACCTGGCCTGAGACGACGCTGCCGCCCTGCTGCTCGCGGGTGAAGTACGGGTTGTTCGCGGTCTGTCCCCACGCGGGGGCGGCGGCGAGGAGAAGCCCCGCCGCCAGAATGAAACCCCGCATGGATCAAATCTCGTCGTAGTAGACGGTGCCCGACACGGCGATGACGCCCGTGGACAGGTCCACCGACTGCGCGATCTTGAGCGCGTTGCCGGCCGTGGTCTCGCGGACCGCGCCGTCGAGCGGCAGGATGACCAGCCCCGTCGAGAAGGGCACGGTCGTGATCGCGGCGGTCTTGCCGAAGCTGGTGAGCTGGTACAGCACGCCGGTCTGGTAGGTGCTGTCCACCAGCGCGATGCTCGGGCCGCTCGCCGCGGCAAGCACGACGCTCACCATCGCGTTGATGTTGAACGCACGAACGCGGATCTTCTTGCCGCTGACCGCAGCGACGACGCTCTGGATGGTGGTGCCGGTAAGCTCGGTGGAAAAGCTCGCCACCTTGGTGCCGACTGCACCCGTGAAAACGCTCTGCTTCTGTGCCCACAACGGACGGTTCGCCATGTCTCTCTCCTTCTAGGGGGCTATCCGCACCCTTCCATCCGCACCTTCATTCGGCGGCGTGGCGGCCGGTTACATGCCCCCGGGGGGGGGCGGTCCTTGAGGTGGTGCGGGTGCCGGGGAAGGCCCGCCTGCTGGCCCCGCACTCCGAGATTGCCCGCCTGCGGGTGGCACCCCACCGTCTGCCATCTGCTGCTGTTGGTTCATTGCGGCCAACTGCTGCATCTGGACGAACTCTTCTGGACTCTTGGGCATCCAGAGGTTGAACTGCGGATCCAAGCCCATCGCTTGGATGATCTGGTAGGTCATCGCGACGAGCGTCTGAGGCGGCGCCGGGATGGATTGCAGCAACTGGAACGCCTGCTGCATCTTGTTGATCAAGTCGTCCCGGCCAAACACGCCCGAGATGCCCTTGACCTGGATGTCGAACTCCTGCGCCAGCATCTGGAGGCGCATCTCGTCCGACATGTATTCCATCGGTCCGGCCCACGCCTGCACCAGTTCCTTCAGCGCCGGGTTCGACAGGTCGCCGCCGTACTGCCAGTACATCTCGAACATCATCCGCAGCGCGGGCTCGAGGTCGTGGCGCTCGAGGTCGCGGGCGAGGTTCGTGATGATGGCGTCGGACCGCCCGGTCTTTTGCTGGATCTCAAACTTGGTGGGCCGGCCGCGGGAGGTGGGCGCCCCTTCGGCGAACTCGTTGATCCGCATGTCCTCGTCGATGCCCTGCGAGAACAGGTTCAGAATCGGGTAGCCCTGCTGGATGTTCGCGTTGAACTGCAGCGGCTTGATGAAGTCCGACCCGCGCCCCTTGTAGACCTTGCCGGGCTCGATGCTGCCGATGTCCGAGCCGCTCATGGCCGAGGTCGTGTCGTAGGTGAACGCCTGCAGGACGCTGTACATGAAGTTGTCGATCATCAGATTGACGACTTTGTTGTACGCTTCCTGCTTGTTCGCGGCGGGGAACGAGATCGACCGGCCCCACGGGCGGCCCGCCCAGCGCACCGGCACCGTCCAGACATACGGGAAGAAGCCCGACCAGAACGGGTTGCGGCCGATCCGCAGGATGCTGCGCTCGTTCCCAAGCGTGACGCGCCAGTTCTTGATGACGACCTTGCCGCTCTCGTCGCGAATGTCGCCCCAATACTCGGTGATCAGGTGCCGCTTGCGCTTGGCATCGCGGGTGTCGAACAGTTCGGTGTTCCGATACCGCTCGTCCTTCTCGTAACGCGAGTAGACGGGCTCGCCCATCTTTTCTTTGGCTTCCGGCCGGAACTTCCCGCAGGCAAAGCCGTCGTCCACGTCCGCGTCGTCCATCATCGACTCCTCGATGAAGAACTTCCCAGTCATGGCATGGTCGCAGAACGGGTCTGGGTAGACCGACCAGATGGGGACGTGGTGCGCCTTGATGCCAGCGCGAAGCCGGGGCGACGGCGAGACGATCTTGCGGGTGACCGGTTGCCCCTGCGCGGCCAGATACTGCATGAGCATCGGGTCATCGAACAGCGGAACGTCGATCAACTGCGGCGCGGTCTCGGTCCATTGCTCCCAAGACAGGCGCACGCAGCCCGAGCCCAGCAGGAGCGCATCTTTCAACGCCTGGACGTACTCGTCAATGAAGCCCGCGTCCTCGACGACGAGCTCCATCACGCGCTGGATGAACCGGACCTGGGACTCGTCGGCGCTGGGCAGACGTTTCTGGAACCGGAACCACTCTGGCGCGTCCAGCAGGGCCGCCTTGAACAGCGACGACGCGGTCTCGATCTTGTTGAAGACCTCTTGGAAGGTGACGGCGCTCTGCCACGACTGCTTGCCCTGCGATTCGGACGTGCGGTTGCGGTAGAGCGCCTCCATCCAGCGCCAGTCGGGCTCGAGCGCATTACGCATGCGCTTGGACTCGTCCCGGGACTTCAGGATCTGGCTGACGATCTGCTCGTCGGTCAGTTTCGCCGCGGCCTCCATGTCGAGGATACCCGACATGGCGGGATCGAGCCCGGGCTCGATGAGTTCGGGGAACGGAAACGGCGGGTAAGGCTGGAGAATGGCGGGCTCGTCGCCCTGCGTGAGGCTAGGATCTGCCGCGTCGCTTCCAAGCATCCCTGATCTGCGCTTCCAGTACGTTCAGCACGGCCTCCGACCGGAAAGGTGGCAGCGGGGGAGGCTGGGCCGGGTTGTACGGCGGCGGCGTTTGCCCAACTTGCAGACGCTGCACAAGGGCCACGACTTCGCGCCGGGTCATCGGCTGGTCGAAGTCCACCTCGGGGGCAGGCGGCGGCGCAGCGGCCGGCGGCGGGTCGCGGAACGCGGACAGGTCGCCCGAGAACGTGGTCGTCGGCGCCGTGTACGGGTCCGGTGCCGGTGCGGGCACCGGGCGCAGGGTGTCGAGAAGCTCGTCTGAGAGGGAAATGCCGCCGTGTTCGTTCACGGTGACTCCCATTTCGGCAAGAGTGCCAAGCATGTCGTGTTGCGCCTGCTGGTAGGCTTGGGCCATAAGCGGGCGGGCGACGAATGCGTCCACGAAGCCCGCGAATTCGGCCGTAGACCCAATCAGAAGGCCGAGCCTCGACGCCTCCCCATTGAGTAGGTGTCGGACAGATTCGGGATCAAGCCCCGCTCGCGCAATAATCGAGCGGCGAGGTCTTCCCCGCTTTGCTGGCGACGGCTCGATTCGGTGTACGTTTGAGCTATTCCGGCTGTCGGGATCTCCATCTTCCCTTGCAGGCGCTGGTAGGTCAGTCCCGGGAAGCCGGCCAGGTAGCGGAGGCAGTCCACCCAGTCCTTTGCTTTCTGTTTGTGCTGCCACGACTTCGTTTGCGTCGGATCCCATATGAACCTCTGGAGCGCGGTCAGCGGACCGTCGCCCATGTTGGCTACCGGCTCAGTCAGCCGGAGCTTCGGAATTGCTTTCTCCACCTCGGGGCGCCACACCGGGCGCAGCCAGTCGTGGAGCTTCTGCATGGGGGTATCTACGGACGGCTCGTAGTCGAGCCCGCGTTCGTGGAACTCATCGAAGAACGTCTTCTCTAGGTCGCGGTTGGAGATGAACTGCCCGCCGCGCTGGTCCATGACGGCCAGCGACACGGGCCGCGGCAGCCTTGAGCGTTCGGCCTTCACGGCTTCCGACATCACGTCGAACGACCCGTCCGCGATGTGTTTGGCATGCACGACGTAGACGAAATCGTCGGGCGAAAAGACGGCCCAGATGAGGAACAGCCCGCGTTTCATGGACGGGTCGCAGACCTCGACGCAGGGCCATCGCTTGGCTTCGATCATTGCAGTTTCTCGTTCACGCCGTGCAGTTTCCAGCAGACCGAGCAGACGGCCATCGCCCAGCGGATGGGCTTGGCGCATGTGGCGCAGTTATGGCGCGTCTCCCCGAGCCTCCATCGGTCTCCTGCGACGTGTTCGCGGATCAGGTCCGGTCGGATCGGCGCCACCTTCCGGCGGCGCTTCTTCATTGCCGCGGCATGCCCGGGACGATCAGCGGCACGTCCTTAGGCAGCTTGATGCCCAAGTCCTTCTCGATGTCGATGACGACCGGCTGGCCGCTCATGCCGAGGATCATCTTGGCGAGAGCCAGCCGGATGTGGTCGAGCTTCTTGTCGTACTCGTCCAGCCGGTTCACCAAGGCGCCGGCCCACTCCTCCATGTCGTCCAGTTGCTGCTTTGTCGGCTCGTCCATGTCATGTCACCTATGTCACGTCACCAAAGTGCCGGGCAGACGTGCGTGTCTCGCGAGACGTACCAGAACTCGACGCCAGCCATGTCCAGAAACTCGCCGCGCTCGCGGGCGGCACGCTCGGCCGGGTTCGTGATGCCCGACAGGAAAGCCTTGATCTCGTCGTGAGGCAGCGCCCCGCCGTTGCATTCCTTGCAGTTGTCGTGGATGTCGCCACGAAACACCGCTGAATGGTCGTGCGCCGGGGCGTCAGGGTCGTTCAACGGCGCGACCAGCGCGTCGAACATCCACGGCTCCTTGATCGGGGTTGCCGTTATTAGAATCCAGCCGCGCCGGGCCATCGTGCCACGGCGCACGGCGGTGAAGATTGACTCAGGCGGCGGCTCGTCGGCCCAGACGCCATCCCAGACCGCGCCCTCGAACGAGGCCGGATCCTGGTCGTAGGACATGATGTGAAGCTGGGCGCCTGACTTGAAGTAGAAGATCTCGGGCAGTTTCGTTCCGGTGCCGCGCTTGGGCGGCTTAGACAGCATGTCGGGGGCGATGAAGAACTCAAGCTTCGGCAGGATGGTCTTCGGGATGGCCGAGGTGAAGTTCTCGCCCATCGCGAGGAACCGCTTGCCCGAGCGGTCGATGTCGGCCCAGTCGGCCGGGATCTCGCCACCCAGCGATGGCGGCAATACTCCGGTGCAGCCAGCCACGGTCTTCACGGCGCCGAGCTCGGTCTTGCCCCATTGGTTGCCAGCGACCGCGCAGATGATCTTTTTCTGGCACTCCAGCACCGGCCGCTGGTGCGGGAACGGCTTCCAGAGCGCGTACTTGCCCCGCTTTCGCAGCGAGATAGCCGCTGTTGCGGCCTCATCCAGTAGCTTCCGAAGCTCTTCCTCGGAGAGTTCCGCTATCGTGCGCTCGTCGATCCGACTCACGCCCGGTGCGTTTGCGGGGTTTCCTGCGGCGATTCAAGGGTGAATTGCGCCGCATCATGTCGTGCACGATTACCTCTCGCACCGTGTTGTGGGCAGGAGGTTTGCGGGCATACAGGGCCCGCCGGCAGGAATCGGGCTCCAACCCCAGCGCGTCGCAGACCTCGACGAACGAGTACCCCACCGGGGAGTGGTACGGCTGCCCGCTCTCAAAACAGCCGTCCACCCACGCCCGCAGGACCAGCCGCTCGATCACGCTCAGGCTCGGGTAGCGGTGCCCGTGGTGCAGGTCGTTCCACGCTTGCGTCAGCATGGCCCGGCGCAGGTTCAGTTCGGGAACGTCGCCGGGCACCTCGCCGAAGGTCTGCGCCCAGAGGTAGGCGTCGCCCACCTGGTCGAACTGCATGGCCTTCTGCTGGGCATTGGCTGGCGGCGGCTTTTCGTTGATGGGGACCGCTCGATAGGTGAAATACCGCCGCCCCTTAGAGTCCAGCACGGGGCTGGTGACATCACACCCAAAAGATTATGTCAAATAGGTCACTTGACCTAAAAACCGACAAACCCCCGTAAACACTAAGGAAAACGCCCCTAGCGTCTACCCCTATTGACCGAGGTCGCGGTCCTCCCCCCTACTACCCCCCTCCGCAACAGGAACAGGTCGCCGGGTGTCGGCGTCCTCGCGGACCTTGCGGCCTGGGCGCTCCACGCGGGTGGGAGGCGAGAAAGGCTCCGCGACCACCTCGATTTCGCTCTTCGCCGCCTGCCGGCGGGCGAGCTCGCCGCGCAAGGTCTCGATGTTCGACAGGACATCGAGGAACTGGTCTGGCGTCACGTTCGACCCGCTCCCAGCCGCTTCCGCTGCCCATTCGCCCCATTGAGCCGTCTTGTCGGCCATGATGCCGGCGATAACCGCCAAGTCCCGGCCGCCGATAGGTTTACGCACAACGTCGCCCTGCTTCGTCAGGACGTGGTCGCCGTGGTCAAGCCGGTCGCGAAGCTCGCTGACCGCCCGGTCCCACAACGACCCGGCCTCAAGCGACCGCTTCCGCGCATGCTGCTTGCGAATCGCTTCCACCGCCTGCGCGGCCTCGGGCGCCGCGAGCCACCGCTCGAGCGTGCCAAGCGGCACTCCAGTTGCCTCCGCCGCTTCCTTTACCGAGCCCAAGTCCGCGTAGGCCGCAATCGCCGTTTCCCGGTCGCCTGGCGACCACGGCTGGCGCGGGCGACGAGGGGCCAAGGGCGCTTTTTGGTTTCCGCGGGGGAGAGAGGAGGCGATATCCCCGTAACGGGGGGCCGATGGGGCTTTCGCCCCATCTGCTTGTCTTGATGCTCCGGCGCCTTCGGCGCCTCCGCAGGCCGGCCGGCGAACGGGGCGGCCCTGGCCTCCGGCATCCCCTAGCCGGGAGCCGGGACCGGACCCGTAGGGGACGGCATCCGGGTCCCCTTTCGTACCAGCGAAAGGGTTTGGAGGAGGGCCGCTATCGCTCTCCGCGCTACTCTGCCCCATACCCTCGGCATGGTCGCCCGATTGCCCGAGCTCGCCCGCATCGTCCCGACTACCGTCGCTCGGGACCCCGCTTCCCCCGTGCCTGCAATTGGTTGCCATCGCCCCGCACGCATAGCGCCACCTCGAAGGCGACGCAATCTCGGCAGAAAGCGACGCAATTGCGGCATAGGGCCCCTATGCTCTTGCCATGTAACCCCCATATATCGTTTACGACGCCGAAATCCATTGGCATGCTGCATGCTTAGTTATTGAGTAGGAGGTAACTAGCATGGATGCTGAATTGATTCAGTTTATCGCGCTTGTCGTCTCGGGCATTGGCATGCTCGCAGTTCTCGCGACCTGCATTCACGATTAACCAACAACCCCTAGGAGAATGCACATGGACTACTGGAACGACGCCCGAGGATTGCAGGAGGATTGGAAGCGGGCGAAAGCCGAAGCCGAACGGGCCCTTGAATGGGCAACGGCGCTCGAAGAGTCCGGCGCCGGTTCGGCCGATAATGTTGCGGCCGCCTGGGAAACCGTCGCGCGATTCGACCGGGTTGCCGCGTCCCTCTACGCTTCCGCCGCCCGCGCGGCCGCTAGGGGTGCGCGATGAAAATCAACGTTACATATGAAACCATAACGCCCGAGTCGGCGGCAGAAGGGGAATTCGAGGATGCCGGATTTCGGGAAACCGGACGCGACTATGGCTTTCGGGAATTGTACCGCCTGGTAGCCGATTGCGAACCATCACAATCGTTTCTTGATGATGCGGACGACGGTTCTCACGTTTGGTTCACTGAACTCGACTCGGAGCCGGACTATAGGACCGGCGCCGAAACTCGGCTTTCCTACCATTTCGCCGATTCGCCGAGGGCCGCGAAACACTGGGCAAAGTTAGTTCGCCTGGTCTTAGCGCGGCGCCGGCTTCCCTGGTCCCGCTACCGCTAGGCCATTCACCCGGGGCCCCCTAGACGGGGGGCCCCTTGTGAGTCGCTTAGGCTCACCGGCTCGCATCCCGCGGCCGGAACCCCCGTCACCAGGCGGGCCCATAGGAGATCGCGCGATGAAAATTCCGAACGTCAAGCCAGATTGGGAGTTTGGGGTGTTTAACGGGGTCGCAGTAGTTCCGGCGCCCCGCGCCGGTGCCCCGACATGGGACAACCTTTCGGCTTTCTTGGTCCGCGGAACTAGGCTCGAAACCGATAATTACCGCGGCGCCCCCGATGCCTATCGTGCCGACCGGCGCCGGATCGAGCGGGATCGGGCCGACGCTCGGGAATTGATCCGTTGGGCTCAGGTTTGGGGCGTCGAGCCGGCCGCGGTCGCGCATCAATTGTCGCGCCTCACCTGGAACGACTCGCACGGGTGGGATTACTGCGCTGGTCAATACTACCCGGTCGAGGTATGCGGCGCCGTCGCGCAAGCGGTATCCGGCGCGATTATCGACCACCACCGGGAAAAGGCGCTTGCCAATCCCCCGATTGATACCGCCACCGGCCGCGCCGTCGAAAATCCATGCGCGGGCCTTTTCGAGTCCATTTCCGCATACATCGCGGCATGCGGCGGGCCCGGCTCGCGCCGGCTCGCGAGGTGGTTCCGATGAATCGCCACCGGTGGTTTAAGCACCCCCGCCAAGGCTACATGCTCCGATTCTCGCACGCCCCGACTTGGGACAGCCTTCGGGCATTCGTAGGCCAGCGAATCCGCCTCGACGGCGCGAATTACTCCGACGCGGCCTCTTACCGAGCGGACCGCAAGCGAATTGACCGGGACCGGGTTGAAGCCCGCGAAATGATTCAAATCGCGGAGACCGCTGGCATCGACCCGGGATCGGTCCCGACAACGCGCCTAACGTGGGACGCGGCGACGGGCTGGGACTACACCCCCGGGCAGTACTACCCGACCGAGGTGTTTGGGGCGGTCTCCCGCGCTGTTACCGATGCCATCTGGCAGACCACGTTTGACCAGATCCACGCGGCGGGCGGCGAGCCGAATCGGAACGCCATCGTCCGCGAAGCCCGCAACCTTGCGACCAACGCACGGGCCCAAGAGGCCGTTACCCGCTGGTTTGTCTAAAACGCGCGGGGCGGGACGGGTAGGAGCCCGATCCCGCCCCTAACCCC